ACCTCATGATGTACCCGCACGACGGAAGCCTCGGGGCATCAGCCGGAGAGATCATCAACTGCGCGTGCGACTGCATCAGAATCCCTAAGTAACATACTTTCTCATCATACATTACCTCATGAAGGACACCTGCCGCGACGGTACGTGTCCTTTTTCTATGTCTTGGGTAATCTTCGATATATCGAACTTCTCCCGCGAGCCTCCTATTGCGACATCTTTGCAATGCAATCAGCAATACACGATATACGATGAAAGACTTACAGAATAAGAGCATACCGGGAAGGCTGGAGTTAAAGGAGACACGCGAAGACGGCGTGATGCATATTAAGGCATACGCGCTGGCCTTCAGCAATGTGGACTCCTACGGCGACGTGATACTCCCGAATGCGTGCGACAAGTTCCTCGCGAGTGAGGATGCAGACCGCATGCGCCTGTGCTACCAGCATGACCGCGCTGACGTCATCGGCGTAATCACCGCGAAGGGAGTAGACTCCTACGGAATGTGGATAGAGGCAGACATCCTCCCGACAGTACTTGGCAAGGACGTACAGCTCCTTCTCGACAAGGGAGCACTCAATGAGTTCTCAATCGGCTACCGTACGGATAAGTGCTACTACGAAATGCGCGAAGGATACAAGTACGAGATACGCGTGCTTGAGGAAATCACAATCCGTGAGGTCAGCCTTGTGAGTATTGCGGCCAATCCGAAAGCGGTACTCCTTGACAAGAAGGATGAGGAGCCACAGGTAGAGCCGGAAACCAAGAACGAAGAAGAAAAACCATCTAACACAGATACAGCAATGGACGAAATGAAAAGGCAGCTCGAAGCACTCGAGCAGAAGGCAGCGTCTGCAGAGCAGAAAGCTGCTGAGAGAGCGGAGGAAATAAAGACCGCTCAGGAGAATATTAACAACCTTGACGCATCGGTGAAGGCTCAGCAGGCCACTATCGAGGCACTCCAGGCACAGCTCAAGAGAGAGAAGGTGGAGACCTTCGCAGAGGCAGTGAAGGCAGCACTCGAGGAGAACAAGGACCGCATCGAGAAGATGTTCGCAGAGAAGTCAGGCGGAGCATCTGTGCGTATGGAGATCAAGGCTACCCCAGTGGGTGCAGGCATCTCAGCATACGGTACAGCAGTAGACCCACAGGTCGGCTCAGCACCGCACGTTGCACGCGCATTCCTCGCAGCATTCGCAGAGGAGGTCGTGAATGGCGATAAGGCTGCATGGCTTGACGGTACATTCACCAACGCAGCAGACTACGTAGACGAACTTACTGCAGCAGCAGACAGCAGCATCGCAGCTAACGAGGTAATCCGTCAGTTCGGAAAGATTGCGACTCGTCTCCTGCTTTCGAGCGAGCTCAACGACTGGATGGCCGAGATTGCTAACTGGGCACAGAGCGAGGCTGTAGAGTTCATCAGCGACAAGGTAGACAACGAGGTATGGAACGGAGCAGGTGCTGACACAAGCGCTGCGACTAAGAAGAAGATCTATGGCCTCAAGTCTCAGGCAACAGCATTCTCAAAGGTAGCTACCTATGCTAACGCTAATATAGGCGACGTCATCCTTGATGCAGTGGCACAGTGCAAGAAGAACGGATTCGTAGCTAACGTGGCTATCTGCTCATTCGCTACTGAGGCAGAACTCAAGGCAGTGAAGGATGCTAACGGCAACTACCTGTACAACCAGCTCACAGGCATGTTCGGACCAGTACGCGTGCTCCCTTCTAACTCAATCGGTGAAGCTGAAATCCTCGTAGCTGATAGCCGATGCGCGAGAATCCTCCGCAGGCCGTCATATGAGCTCGAGATCACTCGCGACGCAGACCTCGACGGATGGAAGGTGAACGTACGCCGTTCGGCTCAGACTAAGGTGAAGTCTGCTCACAAGAAAGGCCTCATCTACGTAGCGAGCAAGTCAGCTGCAATCACTGCAATCAGCAAGGCGTAGCAATGGCTAAGACTGACTACACATCAACTGAGGCCCTGAATCTTGGGGATGTGGCTACCTTCGAGGTAGTCACACCTCATTGTGGGCTGGAAAAGGGCGAAATACGCACGATGAAGGTCACTCGTGAACTCTTAGAGTGCATTGAGATGGGCCTCTGGAAAGAGAAGAAGTAATCATGATTGAACTCAGCATCATAGAGAAGGCAGACACTCCAACGGCATGGTTGGGGCAGTTCAAGGCATATGCATCTATCGCGGATAACTCGCAGGATTCGCTATTGGAGGCGATACTTACGAAGGCTGTACTATCTGTTCAGCAGAAGGCTAACCGCAGTCTTATCGCATGTACATTCGAACTCAGCGAGGACGAGATAGAAGATAATGCCGTAAGGCTGTATCAGACCGTGTCGCAGGTGGTGTCGGTAAGGGGAAAGGCGGCGGAACTCTACTGGGAGCCACGAGGACACAGTATTCGTGTATATGGCGATAGTGTGACCGTTGTCTACAAGACAGAGCCGAGAGCCGGGGATATTGACAATCTCCTGCCTATCGTGTATCAGTACGCCACAGCACTCTATGACGGTGAGGACAGCAAGACACTCGCAAGTATATTATCGCAATGTTAAGACAGACACACGGCGCAAGACGCTACAACGAGAAGATAACGCTCACACAGGCAGAAGCGGTGAGGGACGAATACGGTCATGCCTCATTCGCCGAGCCGGTGGACGTCCTCGAAGTGTATGCCTACGTGCGACAGATGTCAGCGAGCAAGACCATGATGACCTTCCAGCAGGCGGATGCGGTAGGACTGGACGTAGAGTTCCGTAACCCGCATGTAACCTTCAATGGCCTGCGTTATCGCGGGCATGACGTGCACTTCGCACAGCCGGAGGATGTAGACGGACGCGGAAGGATCCTCCGCATCAGCGGGTGGTATCAGACCGACAATCCTACAATATGAAACCGGGACAAGGAATATGGCTCGAGGGCGAGAGGGAATTATTCCTGAATATGCAGAAACATCTTGGAACGGTCAATAATACCGCGAGAGAAGCCCTGCAGAAAGGAGGCGCAACCATTGTTAACGAGGCCAAGCAGAACCTCCGCAATCAAGAGAGTGTGGTCACGGGCCAGCTCCGAGCAAGCGGCAAGGTGCAGAAGGTGGAAGGCGATGCGGATGCGATAGACGCCGGATTCTTCTCGCAAAAGACGAATGGTGGATATGCCTTCTTTGTTGAATATGGACGAAGGGCTGGCAAGATGCCGCCGCCGGATATGCTGATAGAATGGTGTCGGAAAAAGCTACGACTCCCCGACAAGATAGCGAAGTCTCGTGGATGGGCGATGGCCCGGAAGATAGCTAAGAAAGGCACAAGGCCGCATCCATTCTTCGGACCGGCTGTTGAGAAAAATAAGAAGGCAGTCATAAAGGCAATAGAAGAAGCAGTAAAAAAAGCATTGTAATGGCAAATGGATTCATGAGCTCGCTCGGCTCTGTCTATCGGGCATTGGTATCAGCATTGACGCGCAAGGGAGTCAAGGTCGGAGGTACGGCCGGATACCCTCGCGTAGAGGTGCACTCCATTGTGGAGAACGAGCCAATGGACAAGGGAGGAAACCTGCGCATGCTTACTTGCACGGTTGAATGTATCTCGGAGGAGAGAATGTCTGATGTTATGCAGATGAACGAGGATAACCTCTCCTTAATATTGGAACGAGAGTTGAATATCTCCAAGCCGTGGGTCATTATGGGAATCAGGACTGGGCAGTTACAAGAACTGACAGAGACAAGTGAGACGAATGCAATATTGTACCGTCTTCTTCAGAATATCACAGTATATGTTGAACGAATAACAGAATAGAGATTATGGCAACACTTGGCAACAAGAGAAAATTCTATCTCGGTACGTCATCATCTGGAACGTGGACGTGGCTATCAGGCGAGCAGTCTAATAGCTTCAATCTGAATGCTGAGATGATAGACGTGTCGGACAAGTCCAGTGAGTGGCAGCAGTTCATCAGCGGCATCAAAGGGGCAACAGCAGAGGTGACGGTCTTTTCGGGCTCGGACACCCAGCAGGAGCAACTCATGAATGCTCTTATGGCCGGATCTTCGGTGTATTGCTTCATCGGAGAACTCAGCGGCTCAAATGCGACTTCGGGATATATCTTCCAGGCATTGGTGTCGTCGGTTGGCGAGACAAATGACAATGGCGCAGTATCTTCGAGGTCTATCTCACTGCAGGTAACTGGCGAGGTAGAGACAGTGTAGTATGGATAAGCTAAGACATACTATTGAGGTAAAGGAAGGGGTAAAGGTAGAAGTACTCTTTACCCCTCGCCTCTATAAGTACAAGGGCACTCAAGGAGTGACCTTCGAGGCGGATAAGAACAGCGTGGCGGATATGTTCGGACTGTACGCGGATATCCTATTCTGTGCAGCCTTGAACGCATGGACGCTGAAAGGGAAAGATGAGGCTGACGCACCATTTGAAAGGGAAGATTTCCATATCTTCCAGGCACTCTATCCGAAAGAATTTGCCGCCATACTTGATGTGGCTATTAAGGCTCTAACGGGGAAGACTCTTGCGGATCACGCGAGCACAACAGGTGATGCACAGGAGGGTGGTGTCGTAAAAAAAAAGAAGATTTCTGGATTGATTACGCGCCTATTGAGGCTTTTCTCGTAGGGCGGTGCGGAATGTCGCAGGAACAGGCTGGGAATACTGGGTATTCGGAATATAGGCAGCGATACGACGGGAAGAAAGAAGAATATCAAGAGAAATGGGAGATAGCAAGATGGGAGATATTCATGCTCATGTCTATGCACCCGTATATCAAGGCAGGCAAGAAGCCCAAGACGCCTCAGTCATTTTATAGATTCCCGTGGGAGAAGGATATACCGGAAATGCCAAAAGAAGGATGGGAGGTATCTGATGAGAATGCAAGGAAGTTGAACGAACTAGTAGCAAGATACATAGCTAAGCATGGGTAAGATAGGAGATCTATTTGTTAGGTTGGGCCTTAAGAGCGATGACTACAAGAAAGGCATTGAAAGCGCGAAGTCGGAGACTAAGGGCTTCGGCAAGTCATTGTCATCGATGAAGGCTGGCGCTCTTGCCGTCTGGGCTGCAATAGGTACAGCCGTGGTGAAGTTCGGAAATGATTTCATCGGTGCTACCAATAAGATGGGCGACGCATGGGCGCAACAGATGGCCGGAATGAAAGCGGGATATCACACGCTTCTTGCTTCTCTTAGCAATATCAAGGTTGATACATCCAATGGAATAGGCGGTTTCTTCAAGAGCCTCTGGAGTAATGCGAAGGACATCTCCGCGGATATGAAGGAGGCGAGCAAGGCCGCTATCGAAATGGAGAAAGCCTTTGATGCAGAGTTCGAACTCACTAACTCTATAAGGTTGCAGAAAGGAGCAATACAACAGGAGTTGAATGAGTTGTATATCATGATGAGAGATACTACGCTCAGTCCGCAGCAGAGGAAGGCGGCGGCAGAGAAGTATAAGGCACTCCTACAACCCATTGCAGATGCAGAGGTGAATGTGTATCAGAACATGCTCTCCGCGGCGATAAAGGCATGGCAAGCCGGGAATGATCTTGACCGGGAGTACTCCGTAGAAGAAATGACAGAGTTCTTCAGCAAGATCGGTACTGAATACGAGAAGATGCAGAAGAAGTTCCCTGACCTTATGCGAGTATATGAAAACCGGAAGGGAGATGCACAGAATCAAATCATATTCGATACGATAGGCAAACTGCAACAAGCCGTGAATCAGATGTCCGATATTGATAGGCAGCTATCAAGGGTGACGCTATCTATCAACAAAGTAGGCAAGGGAGATGGATTCGGCATAGGAAGGATCGACGCATTAGGAGGAATAACAGCAGGTGCAGTTCAGCTAACGCCTCCGAAGCTCATGACGGAACAATGGTTGGCGGAGCAGATGGAGATAGGCAACGCCTACGGTGAGTGGTACAAGCAGATGGTCCAAGAAGTCGATGCTCTTAACGGTATGTTAGAATCATCAATGATATCGGCGTTCTCAGGCGGATTACAGGCTTTCACAGATATGTTATTCGGGATAGAAGGGGCAGATGGAACGCAGATATTAGCGGCTGTGATGCAACCGATAGCTCAGATGGCTACACAGCTCGGAGAGATGCTGATATCAACAGGACTCGGTATCGAAGCATTCAAAGACTCGCTAAAATCACTCAACGGCGCGGTAGCAATAGCTGCCGGTGTCGCCTTGATTGCTCTTGGTGCTGCAATGTCTTCGGGAATCAAGGCAATGGGGCATGGCGCGGGAGGCTCCACCGCAACAACGGGAGCGGGTGGGACATCTGGAATGTCCGGGGTAGAAACCTACCAGCAAGAAATAACAGTCAATGTGGTCGGTGAGATATCCGGTGACAAGATAGTGATAGCTGGTCGAAAGACTATCAATAAGTGGAATCGTTAATATGGCATATCAGCTCAAGTATTATAAGGGCCTCATTTCGCAAGGCCATAGATGGCGCTTAGAGATTTATCAAGACACGGATGAATCTCTGCAAGCCGTTGAGATAGGTCCGGTCTTGCAAGGTCTGAGGCTTATCGTGCAAGGCGATCAAGCTGACATTGATACACCTATTGTCAAGACATCAATGGAGATGGTCTTTGTGGATGCTCCTGACCTTGAGGAAGAACGTAAATGTGGCTATTGGGAAGAGTTCTACACATCATCGGCTACCGAATATAAGGTGATGCTGATTAAGGATGATGTAATTGAGTGGACAGGCTTTATCACACCGGACAGCTTTAGTGAAAGCCTACAATATCGCGGTAGTGTTACCATCATAGCGCGTGATAATCTTGGAGCATTGCAAGACTTTGAGTATGATGCTATAAGTGATGAGACCGTAATAAAATTACATCAAGTTCTTGATATCGCATTGCAGCGCATTTCTTTTCCGATGCATATTGCTGAGATTAAGGGTGGAAGCCATAAGATGCCTGAGTCTGATACATTGTATGCTACAACAATTGAATATGCTCTCTTTAATAGCAGCTCATTCCGCAATAAGACATGGAATGAAGTAATAGAGTATATATTATTTGCGACAGGCCTTACGTTGAGGTATGTAGGTCATAATACCTTCGCATTAAATCCCATAAGAGACATTCCTCTTGGTGATTATCAGTTCTGGTGGGATGTGCCAATACTGAATACTCAATTTTGTGCTTACGGCCAGCGCGAGCTAAGTCCGGCTGCAAAGTCTATTGTAGATGAATTGAACTTTGAGATAGAAGAAAACTTCATCGAAATTGATATGCCATCAAACGCATACGGCTCTGCTGGGGAGTATGAAATTCTTACCGATAGTCAGAATATTCAAGAATATCCGCAGATATATGAGATGCCTATTCATGCGGTAATAGGTGGCTCATGGGGTATCAAGTCGGCAGAACAATCGTTATTCCTAAATCCGTTTGCTTTTCCGCTCAAAGAGGGTTATTCATCAAAGAAGAAAGGTGATCTGAGGGATGCATCGGTAGTCTATCTTGCTGCGAATAATAATGCTGGCACATCTCAGACTCAGCGCAGCGCAGAGTGGAAAACAACTGTAGGCCCTGGAAAGTATAAGTTCTCATTTGTGGTTGATAATCCTGTCGCATTATATGATGACAATACGAAGATAGGCCACATAGATCTGAATATGAATTTTAGCAGATTTCTATTCAGTCTGCGCTATGTATCAAAAGATGGGAGCGAGAATTATGAATATCGCACATCATCTAACACATGGAATAGTGGATATACTGCCGATCCGAATTCCCTATTTCCCAATGTAGCATTTCCGGTTACATATGAATTTCCGGTATTGGAAGTAAGCACTATCGGTGAAATACAGCTTGTGATAACGTATGTGGGAGTTGTCAAGGCTATTGATTCGCCATCTGGTATATCCAAAGGCGCATATGTGCCTTTTAAAGATTTCTCACTTATTGATGCTAATCTTGAGAATACCACGATACCAGGCTCTCAAAAAATTACAACACGATATAGTGATAAGAACAACATTCTTATTCATCGCAATGTGAAGTATGGATTTAATAGCGGAGACGTAGCGAGTCCTCATATAGTAAAGAATGGAATGTATGTGCCGGAAAATCAATGGTACGAAAGTTCAGAAGAGTGGATATTCAACGATTCGGATATTCCGAATCCTTTGCCGGTGCTGATTCATAAACAGCTATTGGCCTATTATGCCAAGCCAAATAACGTGCTGAGCGGAGAGCTGGCAATCAAGAGTCCGGCTTTCAATGCTCTATATGAGTGGAATGGCAAGATGCATCTACTTACATCAGGCGCTCTCAATGTCATTACAGGAAGGATGGAGAATGTGGTATTGCGTGAGTTCATGCGCTATGACCATATGTGGGAGACATGGGTGGAGAATGAGGATATTGAGGTAGATTATATTGCGACATCGATCGAGTTGAAAGTCCATAGCACGAATCTCATTGCTTTAAACGATGTTCAAGGACTTCCGATATGGCTGACATTGCTGAGACTTCAAATGCAAGCGCCTAATGTGTATATCGTGACATTAGGCATAGATGCGAATACGGAAACTATAAATAGAAAGGCCATAATATTGGTAAAATCAGCTTTTGTGCGAATCACGCAACTAGCACCTGGCGATTATGGCATGGATTATGGCGAGGATTATTCATAAAACAATAACTTATGGCAGATACAACGACATTAAAGGATAAGATTCGTAGCACTATCTATCCGAATGGGAAGGGAGCCATCAATGCAGCCGATCATCAAGCCTTGCTACTAGACATGGCCGATGGTATAGGCGCGATGAATGACAAGTTGAATGCAGTGGCTACTGATACCGAGAGTAACAATGTAGCCATTGAGGACTTGCAAGACAATAAGGCAGACAGGGGCGGTTATGAGCCGGACTTGTCGGTGGGAGTTGCTGACCATCTTGCCGGACATGATAAGCCGACACCGAGCGAGTTCACATTCCGCAAGAGTGGCGGTGGCGCAATCCTTTCCGGCAATGCGAGGGTGCAGTCGGCAAAGGGCAATTCTGGAGGGTGGAATCAGAAAGAAGATGGGGGGTATGTTCATTGAGAGAGGATAATTTATTTAAATGAGGGTATTCCAAAAGGACAAGTATTCTGCATGCAGCACACTATTACCAATGGTGCATGTT